AACACCGAAGCCTCAGGGACGTCTACCGGCACGACCGCGCTGTACGACGCCGCCTACCGGTGCTGTCTGACGATCGCCTCGAAACTGGCGAGAGAGGCGGACAAGAGCATCGGTGACCTGTCGGTGTCGATGAGTCAGCGTGCCGTCGCCTACCGGGAGCAGGCCGCGTCCCTCAAGGCGCTCTCCGGGCGCGAAGGTGGCGTCCCGATCCCGTACGCCGGGGGCATCACCATCTCCGACAAGGAGATCGACGAGGAGAACTCGGACATCTTCCGGACTTGGTTCTCGTCCGGCCAGTTCGAGAACGTCCGGGACGGCGGCAGATCGCAGACGATTCGAGGCGTCCAATACTTCGGTCCCGGAGCCGACTGACCATGCCCGCGTCGACCGCATTTCTGACGGCGCTCAAACCGCTCGCGGTGCGACCCGTCAACATCACCGTCAAGTCGTCGCTCAATAACTACGGCGAAGCGCAGTACGCCGGGTCCGCGACCGAATACTCCGCCTACATCCAGAAGGTCACCGCTTCTAACGCCGACCTTGAGCGCGACGAGAAGGTCATCGAGTACAAGGCTTACATCGCCTCGTCGACCCTCTCGATCGGCATGGATGACAAGATCGAGTTTCCAGACGGCTCGATCCGACCGATCGTCGAGATAGACGAACGCTGGGATGAGCATGGCAAGCAGTTCGTCGTCGTTTCGGTTGGGGGTGGATGATGGCGCGGCGCGGCGGAGCAGAGATCAGCATCCTCGGCTTAAGCGAACTGGCGCAAGCGATGGAGGCCAACAGTCGCGAGATGACCGTCGCCGTCGGACGCGCCCTGTGGGATGCGGCGCAGGCGATCGGCAACGAGTCGCAGAACCTTGTGCCCGTCGACCTCGGTGATCTCAAAGGCTCAATGTCGTATGAGCGGAGCGGTGTCACGACGACAACACCGGTGATCGAGATCAGGTACGGAACCCCGTACGCCCTGTACCAGCATGAACGTCTCGACCTGTACCATCCGGGCCGCAACCCGAAGCGTAAGAGCGCGACACCGGGCACCGGACCGACCGCGCCCGGCACCGAAGGCGGATCACCGAAGTACCTAGAGTTTCCGTTCCTACAAGAGACCTCACAGTATCCGCAGAAACTCGTCGAACGTATCCGCGCCCACTTCAACGTCGTACGCGCGAGAGGGACAGGCTGATGGCAACACTCGACGACGTCGGAACCTATCTTGCCTCGCAGGTCGGCTCCCTCACGCTCGGAACGAACCTGTTCCTCGGGCGTCTGCCCGACGACCCCGACACCTGTGTTGCCCTCTACGAGTACGGAGGGGAGACCCCGGTCTCGACGATGGGCGGCGACGCGATGCCACCCGTCTCGCAACCGAGGATTCAGGTCAACGTCCGCGCGCCCGGATACTCGTCGGCGAACACTCTCGCCCTGTCGGTGTGGACCGCCCTCGAAGGCATCCTCAATGAGACGTTGACCGCGACCCGCTACCACCGGGTCGCCGCGATCCAGTCGCCGTTCCCGCTTGAACGTGACTCTGCCGACCGCGTGATCTTCGCGCAGAACTTCCGAGTCCAGAGAGAGACATGACGATCCCGCCGGACCCGTACGCGGAGATTCGGTCGAAGCCCGAGTCGCAACGCCGCACCCGCCACAAGGTTCGGTGCGCGAACTGCTCGCGGCTTCTCGCCGAGATCGTCACCGCGCCGTGGCTCATCAAGTGTTCACGGTGTAAGGCCGACAACCAGTCGGACCTCGGCGACCGTTAGAGGTTCCACGGTCCCCACCCGGAGTTCTGCCAGATGGCGAGCGCCGCATAAAGGTTCGTCTCCGGGTCAAACAGTTCGTCGCAGTCGTCGAGAACCCCTTGCGTTTGAAGCCATCCGTCCGGCCAATACTGGGATGGGCGACACCAGAACCGGTTGATCTGAACGAGGCCGTTTGATCCGCCCATCGGATCGTCCGGGTTGTGCTGATCGGGGCGGCATCGCGACTCTCGGTAGATGGCGTAGGACAGTTTCGGGAGTTCCTCCTCGGGCCACCCGATGTGGACCGCGAGGGGAATCCACTCGTCGCATCGCCACTCCGAAGCGCTCGCCCGGTGGGGCGGCAACTCTGACGCGCGCACCGACCGCTGTGGTGGCCGAGGTTGCGGGTCGGGCATTGTCCACGGTATCGGGGCGGGGACGCGGGGAACGGTCCACACAGGCGCTTCTAGGGCGCTCTCCTCGACGGCAGGCTCGACGGCGGGTGGGTCGCCGTGCGGGGCGGAGACTTGGTTACTTGTGGGAGTTACCTGAAAGGAGGCTCCATCCCCGCACGACGAGAACAGCAGGATAGCGACGGCAGACGCCGCGAGACACACGCGCATGACAGAAAGAGGTTACAGGAAGATGACGGTCAGGCGTCGTCGGGCCAGTTCGCGGACGAGTCCCCCTTGAGGTACTCCGCCGCCTGCCGGAACGTCTCGCGCTCGTCGGCCAGACGCTCGATCTCCCGGGCCGCTTCTTCGAGAAGTGTCGCGGTCGAGTAGTCGACAGCAGGTTGCCGGTTTCTGAGTCGCTCGATGATCGTCGCCATAGTCGCTCCCATCAGCATTGTAGCCCATCGGTATCTGCCGTGTCGTAGGTTACTAAAACGATCCGGGGAGGACCGTCCACGCTCCGGACGGCCAACCGTGGTGGGACTCTTCCCGGAACGCGAGGTGGACCTGACCGTCCTCCCACACCTCGACGAGTATCTCGCCGACCGGGAGTCGCTTGTCGACGAGGTCGGTGTCGACCTTCGTCGAGTATCCCCGGACCGGTGTCGGTTCGTCTGTCATGTCGGCGCTCATGCCTCGCACCCTTCACAGATCGGGCAGGCTTCCTCGTCGGACGCCTCGACATCGCTCTCGTTCTCGCGCAGGCGTTTCCGTTCAATGTCCGCGTACTCAAGCCAGTCAAAGTCACTCATGTCAGTCTCCTGTCTTTCCGCTCGCGTGGAGCGCTAGTGCGAGCGCAACGCCCGCGATACTGATGGTCTGAAGAAGGTCGGTCACGAGGCATCGTCCTTATCGTTGATGTCTGCCTCTACGAACTCACCCTCCTCGTCGACCCATTCCCACCGGATGCCGAGGTCGGTGCCGGTGACGTTCTTGATCGGGCGGGTGAAGAGAAACAGGCGGTGATAGTCCTTCCGCTTGTTGAAGCCGGGCGCGTTACGGCACGCTTCGTTGTAGGTGTTGCCGCTTCCCCAAAAGCCCCAGCCGTAGACGACGACTGTTGCGGTGGTGGTCTCGGTGGCGGTCTCGCTCATGTCAGTTGTCCTCCTGTCGGAGCGCGTCCTGCGCGCGCTTCTTGTTGTGGACCGTCCGGACGTCGTCCGGTCGGAAGGTTCGCATCCCGCCGTGAGGGATGGTGCCGTTCGAGGCGATCGGTCCCCACCCGTTGAGTTCTCCGTTGTGGCGGATGGCTCGAAGGCGGAACCTGCCTGCGCCGGGGACGCTGAACTCGTCGCCGACCTCGATGTGCTTCCCGTTGGGCAGGGTGGTCGCGGTGTCCCGCTCGCCGAGCGGCGACTTGCGGCACCGGCGGCGGGTGAGTGTCTCGCGCGCCATCAGCCGATCCTCCCCGCGATCCAGTCCTCACGGTGGAGACGCCACGCGGCGTTGACGTCCGAGGCGGAGCCGCCACCGGCGCACCATGACATGCCGAACTCGGCGAACATCTCGCCTTCGCAATCGGCCTCGGCGTCCTCGACGAAGTCGCGCTCGTCGATGAGAACGTCGCGGGCGCGCTCAAACTTGGGGCACCGCGCGTCGTGGCATCGGGCGACGTAGTTGCGACCGTCGACGATGCCGGTGACAACCCAAACCTTGTCGTCGCGGCGAACCTTGATCTGGCTCACCTCGTAATCCATTGTGTCCATGTGGGTCTCCCTTCTGTCCGTTGTATCTCCCACGACTGAGAGTATAACGAGCGCCACTCGGCTTCGCAACTCTTATCCGGAACGCCTGCCGTTATGCGGGTTCCCGGGCGGGTTGGCTACAACGTCACGCGAGGCCAGAGGCGTACAGTCAAACCTCAGTAGTGCGCTCGTCGCCGCAGGTGTCCGCCGTGACCGTCAGTCGCTCACGACTCCTGCGCCCACCCATCGAGGAGACAGGATCGGATGAAGTTCAGAGTGACAGGCGGGCCAGAAGGCGATCGAGGAATCGACGCTGGCGGTCGCCGTTACGAACCGGGCGACATCATCGAGATGACTCAGGCGAAGGCCCAATGGCTCATCGACAAGGGACT